CTCTCCTAAGCTCGATATAGGGGGCGGGGGTCAATTTTAGACATCATATAGGGTAAACATACCACCCCTTATTTAAAATCGTGCTACGGGCTTTTTAGAGGGGTTTAACGACGTCCGCCTTTTTACGGGCTATTAAACCCGCCCACGCTGCCACTGAAAGTCGTAGGTCAGTGTTCTGTTTCGTTCTGTTTTGACCAGTACCATAGATCTCTTGCTCTAGAGTCCTCTTCGTGTTGTCACAACTTCTACAAGTCGCAACGATGTTAGATACGTCAGTTTTAAGTTCTGGTGCTATCTCAACAGGTGTGACGTGGTCACCTGTACGTGCGTCTGGTGTGGTCACACCCAAAGCCAAGCAGTACTGACACAGATAGTTGTCACGTTCCAAAGCTAGCTTACGAAGTGTTGACCAAGTCTTTGACCTATAGAACTGATAACGTTCTCGATTGTCTTCATCTTTATTGCGAACACGCTTGTTGTAATACGTACGACTGTAAACCTCACGCTGCTTAGCATACTCAGCTTCATATTGCTTGTGCTCGTCACAATAATATGCTGGTCTCTCTACTAAAGTGCGGCAGCCGTCTGCCTTGCATCGTCTGACCATTGGCATTGGCATGCCTCCTTTTAGATAAAATAAAAGAAGAACACTGTTGTGTCCTTCTGATTCGATAATACTATATTACCATGCCTAAAGTATTATGCCGTATTAATTGGTATAGATTAATCTAGATATTTCTCAGCTTGTCTTAGTTTAACGTAGTACGTAGCTCTACTAATCCCTAACCTGTCACATATCTGCCAGATACCAAGTTGGTCAATGTATACCATTTGAAGCAAAGACCTAGCATCTATATCCTCAATATTTGCTATCTGTCTACGAAACTCTAGCTTCTGTTTGATAGCTTCAGCTGTGAAGCGTTCTAATTCTTCCTTAGCCGTTATAAGTTCCACATAAATATCATCTTTGCCCTTACGCTTTCCACCCTGAACCATGTCAGTATGCATTGAACCAGATGTGACCTTAAGCGCTTGTGATTCCAGTCTCTTAATTTGCTCTATCTGACTGTCGATGTATCTATCAAGTGCTTTGATTATTTGTAACCGCTCAACTGTTCTCATAAATTGTCTTTCCTTTTTCATGGTATAATAATGTTGTCAAATAGTTCTCGGCAAGCTTTGCCTTGGGCTTTTTTTATTTACCACCCCCTTTATTTTAAATTCCAGTCTTTCTACCAGCAATGCAAGACTAGAGTAAAAAAAGTATGTATTGGTTTCCTCGTTTCTATAAAATATTTACTGGGTTTGTGTATCGGTCTGTCAGCGATACAAGTGTCGAAAAAATTACCTAGTCATGACAGACTAACAGCGAGCGAGGGAGTCGAACCCTCGAACGCTACAAGAATAAAGATGTTTAATATACCGAAATAGATGGTTTACGCTGTTATCACATCCTTTACTTAAGATTTCAAAGCTACCAGCCTCGCTTTGATTTTTTTTAATTGAAATAAAATAGGCTTCCTCCTTATTTAAAAAAATGACTGGAATTAATGACTCATAGTGGATTCGAACCACTACAAGCCCATATAAATCGCTTTATATAACGCACGTTTAACACTTTCTTTGTCACTGCCTAGATTACCTTTTGTGCGATACTCTAAAAAGATTCTATTAACCTCTTCATCTAGGCTTTCTGGCCACTCATACTTATTAAAGACGTACTTAGCTATCTTACCGAATAGCTCTCTAGACAGAAGACCCTCTAACTGGATTACCTTTCGAGGCGTTAGAATTCCAAGCTCTTTATATACTGTATTAATTGCTGTGTTAATTGTGGTGGCTTGTTGATTTGTACAGCCTTTCACTTCCATTATGTAGTTTATGACGCAGTTAGGGTGTGCTGCTCTTAACTCTTGGATTTCCTTGCGATATTGAAGGAAGAGCTCTCTTGTAAGACCTGCATTAATTTTATCAGCATCTGGTTTACATGACCCACGTCTTACTGAATAGTTCTTTAATAGATACTCTTGTAAGTCATTAACTAGACCGTCCGTAAGATATTCGAGCATATCGTCCAATGTTGAAGGTGATAGTTTCGAACGCTCTTTAACCACGTTATCAAACCTTTGAAAATATTTTCTAGCTTCCATTCTATTGCATTTCTTGGTTTCCATTATATATTTAGTGAGTGTTCTGCGATGTTCTTCCCTCAATGCATCAAACTCTAGAGTTAACCTTTGATGTAGCTCTTTAGTTAATCCAGCGTATTCATATTTCTTCATGTCTTAATAACTCCTCAAATAGCTTGGAATATCATCACCTACACTTACACTATCGTATTGTTCCTTGGTGACTAGAAACTTACCATACGCTCCACAATCAATCGTGTAGAGCTTCCCTATCATCTGCTTACCTGTGATTTTCCCATGCATTACAGTGGCATTATCGGCTTTATACACGATAATAGGTTTCGCCGGTCTATTGACTACACTGATTAACGTTCCAACATTGATAATTAGGGATGCCAGTAGTAAGGCAATGGCTACGTTTAGCTCTCTAGAGGTCTTCCTCCTTAACGAATGTTCCATTTATCATTTTTCCCTTTCTATTCTTGATTTCCTCGTATGCAATACTTAGACACTCAGTAACATCAAGGTCTAATTGATGTGCCAATACGATAATCGTTACCAAAGCGTCACCGATAGCGTCCTTAAGTGCTATTTGTGGTTCTGTGAATTTAGTTGGTTTCAAGAGTACATCCCGAATTTCACCTACCTCCTCGGTAATACGCATCCACTGAATCTTAGGGTCAGCTTGCTTTAAGTTGCGTTCGTCTGCCCAATGGTTGATTTTAGTAATTAAATCTGAGAATGTGTTATCGGTATCGTAACCTAGCAAGTATGGGATTGATACACCAAAGAAGTCAGCTAACTTCTTAGCGTTACTTCCTTTGATTTCATGGGTGCCATGTTCCCAATTAAGAATGGTTAATTTTGTAACCCCAATTTTTTCGGCTAACTCGACTCTTGTCATTTTTCGTAATTCTCTTAACTCTTTAAGTCTATTCATCTATTCTACCTCTTCAATCACAATGCCTTCACAATCGAATACCCAACCAAAGCAGTCAGCTTCTATCTCTTTGCGAGTATGGTATACCCTGTATCTTTCATTTGAAATATATCTTGGATTAAATTCCCACGTCCCTTCGAAATTATCATAAACCAAGAAACGGTTTTTAACATTTAAATTTCTGATTCTGACTGCATATCGTTTTTCTTTCTTGACCTCATACCCAAACTGGTACATGTTGACGAGGGTTTGGATAGCATTTTTGTTATCGTCAAACCAAAAGTTAAAATCTTTTGACTCACCACGACTTTTGAAGATATGGAAGTTGCGTATATAGCCAAATAACTTATTTTCAAAATCTTCCTTAATATTCTCATACCAATCCGCTACGTATTGTGGCACTGCTGGCTTATTAACGATTGAATCATATAATTCCTCAGCATGTTCTATTGATATGTATCCTTCTCTTGCAATCTTCTTAACTGCTTCATCTTTTGTCATTCTAGTTCTCCTTAATCGACATTTTTAAGTTTGGCCGGCACCCACATTTTTGGATTGTAATTTATTTCATATTTGTATTTTGAAACATTCGGTACATCCACGTCTTCAACTACATAGGATACGTTATCTGACAAGCCAATAATATGCTTTTGATATTTATTCTTAGCATTTTCAACTACGATTTCAAGTTGTTTGTCATTGGTATCAGCATTGATTGACATCCTACCACTCATTTGAAACATGATATCATTTGTAATCGCATCAATAACTGTTACTTTCCTAACAACATTGAAGTTATCAGACTCTTGCGATAAATTACTTGATACTCTCTTTGCTTCTGAACAACCAGTTAATATTAATAAACTGGTTATAGCAATAATTGCTAATCTTTTCATTTAATTTCTCCAATCGATAAACGAACTTTCATTTAATATATATATATTTTTTTATCCACTTCGCCACAAACTTTGGCACTGTAACTTTCTGTGGTTCGTCTACTTTCGGAAACTTATATATATTTGGTGCAAAAGTCCTTAATCCTGATTCCGCAACTTCAAGTGCTAAAGTATTTGTTATAAGTTTAAATTCTTCAAATTTAAATGCTGTTTCATTTTTATAAGGTTCTTTAATTATATGAATCGCACCTTCGTTATTGACCGGAATAATAATGTCACCTTTTTTATCAATAAAACCCTTAACCCAAACATTCCTTACATTTTTTATTTTATCTTTTCCGTTCATTCATCTACCTCAACCATTTCCACTTTATATAATTTTAAATTTCTGTATTTAACACCTCTCAAATGATGCACCCTCTTGATAGCATCATCTTTATTGTCATAAATTTCTACATCGTCTTCCATGTTGTCAAAATATGTTATTACTTTATATTGCATAGTTCTATCATCTCTTTCAATAGCTTCTCATCTGGTAACTGCTCAAGTGTCAGAATACGATTGAGTTTCTTTGTGCTTATGCCTAGTTTATTACTGATTAAATCTATATCTTTGTGGTTTTTCCAGAACCACTTCGAAAACTCTTGTGTCTCCTCTAGCACGCTTATATGTTCATAATGACCTGGTGCATAGATGCCAACTAACTTGTCTTTGTACTTGCTGTTCATTCCAGCTCCTTGATTTCAAATTCAATGCGTGGGTTAGGACTGTACTTCTTGCGAGCTCTTAAATCACAAACAATACTGTCATCCGTCCAAACGATACCTTTCTTGTCAATCTTGTTGTATCCAGCGTTTGAGATACTGTCAAAGAGTGCTTTGACTAGATTATCAATATCAGGCGTTCTGATATGCCAAAGCGTTTCAGCCATGAATTTCTTGAATGCATCCCACGTTTTAGCTCTAGCCTTTGGCGTAGGCTTTTTTGATACGCTCAAGGGCGCTTTCATGTAGAATGTGACATCAACCATTATCGGTCCGTCAAAGAATTGTCCGTCATACTCTTTTTCGATAAGTTGCGAGCACTGACGACGCCAAGCTTTCATTTTTGGGTCTTCATAAGTTCCAAACTTACTGAATCGTGGTCTTGTTTGTGATTTAGGCTCGATATTTAAAATCATTTTCATAACTTCATCAACTTCATCTAGAATGGTAGCATATCATCACTGATGTCCATAGGGCTTGAGTTCCCGTAAGGTCCGCTTTCTCTTGCAAAGTTTGGCCCTTGCTGTTGGCTATAACTGTTGTTAGCATTTCCACCTTCACGCGCTGCACGACTTTCTAGCATTTGGAAGTTCTCAGCGACTACCTCTGTCACATACACTCGTTGACCTTGTTGGTTTTCATAGCTACGAGTCTGAATACGTCCAGTAATGCCAATCAACGCCCCTTTCTTAGCCCAGTTAGCCAAATTTTCAGCTTGCTGGCGCCAGATAACGCAATTGATAAAATCCGCTTCACGCTCACCATTAGCATCCTTAAAGTTACGGTTAACCGCAAGGCTGAAAGATGCTACTGCGATATTGTTCCCAGTGTATTTTAGTTCTGGGTCTTTAGTTAGACGTCCAACAAGTACGGTTGAATTAATCATTTATTTTCTCCTTTTTAGTCCATTCCTTCATAAAAACTCTTTCCAAGTTGTTCTTCGAAGTCCTTGTCATCAATAGACAGTCTGGATAATTCTGTTATCATTTTGATTTTAGTTTCTCGACATGGCTGGTACCCGTACTTAGCATATTTCATCATTCGGTTAAATGTGCTTACCGGATATATTAAATAGTTATCAATAACTAGACGCTTCGTGTGCAAGTGTTCGAAAAAATCTTCTTGAAATGCCACTTCGTAAACTGCCATATAATTATCTTCGTCAACGTTGTCGTAATTTTTATAATAAGCGAATTTTGTTATTGTAAAATCAAAATCCGAAATCATGTCCTTTGGTTTTCCGAAGGTCTTCCTGACTAGCTCTACTCTGACTTTTTCTTTGATGAAATAAACCGCCCAAACATTTTTATTTTTGTAAGAAAATGTTATTTCGCTAGGTTTTTCTTCAATCTGTTTTTTGAAATATTTTTGAGCGTCCTTGAAATCTGCTTCGCATTCAAAGAACATGTCAATGTCATTAACCTGCTCATTGTTGAAGATATTCTTGAAACACCCACCTGCTATATACCCTTTATGGCCGATTAAAAATTTATCCAACCACCAAATTTGTCGATAATTGTATATATCCCTCACAACTATACTCATTGCTTACCTCATTTCATAATTTCATAATTTACAAAGTTATTACTCTCTATTTAATAAATCGTCCAGTGTTAGAACCTCATGTAGTTTTTTTTGAGACTTGCAATAATCACAATGTCCACACTTCTTAGGTTCTTTGTTTCCAAGCGATACTTGATACACTCTAGGGGCGTGCTCTGTAATGTATTTAAGCCCTTCTTCCAGCCATTCTTCAGTCAATTCAATAATTTCCTTATCTGGCTGTTTCTCTTTCGATACGGCCACAATAAACGGCTTGAATGTTGGATAACCCATTTGTCGCAACAGTTCTAAATAAGTCCCTAGTTGGACATGGTATTGAAACCCTAGAATGTTAATGACTGCCGTTGGTACTTTAGTACGCAATTCCTCTGACCATTCCTTAGTCCAGATAGATTTCATGGTTTTTAAATCGACCACATAGCCCCTTGAAAAGTTGATACTATCCAACTTCCCTTTGAACGGCACGTCAGCGATGATTCCAGTGACGATCTTTTCTTTTTCGACTTTGTCACCTTTCTTGCCGTGATATAAGTTATTGAAAAGTGTGTCATCTTTAAGCGTGTCGATAACTTTCTCAGCAAATTTGAAATCTGCTAGTAATCCATAAGGTTTGCGACTAGCAAATAGAGATTTCTTGTTGTCATCTTTGAACTTCTCATGTGCTTCCTCACTCTCGAAATAGCTATGGACATAGTTTCCAAACAGTAGAGGTTTTCGATCTCGTTCATCATCCCAAACACCATCGTCAATAGCTTTAGCTCTAGCTTCGCATTTCATGTATTCCTTGAAACGACTTACAGACATATAGGTTTTGTCAGAATAATAATTATCATCCGTCAAGATTGTTAGTTCAGTCATTTTATACCTCTTTGATTTTGGTTGAATCACCTTCGAATAAGCTAACTTCTTCGATGATTTCACCGGTTTCAGCGTCTACGCTTTTATCTGGTTCAGCTTCATCGCTCATGAGGTCACCTAAAAGTGTTTGGGTGTCCTCATTTTTGGGTGTAACATCGATAGGGTCAGTCTCAACTTCCTCAGTTTGATTGTCTGAGATAAGCCCTTCTTGCATTTCAGTCGATAGTGGGGCATACTTGCTCAAAATGCTCTTTAGTACGGTTTTTTGAGCCATTACATCAAAGTCTGTTGACCACGGCCCTTTTGCATAGGTCTTTGAAAAGCGTTTTCCGTGGCTTTCTGCTTGCTCTTTCGTCCAGAATGTCAATTTTTTAAATCCATTCACAAGCTCGAATGTGGCAAAATAGCCATAAACCTCATCTTCTGGTTGAGTGAAATCAATGTCCAATGTTTCAAATAGCGGGTCATACGATTTGAATTGTGCTTTGTAAACTTTTCCAGAATTGATGGCCTTAAATTGACCGGAGCGGATAGCTAGCTGAATAAGTCCTTTATAACCCAATTGAAATTGTGCATCTTGCCCGTATGGAACAATGTAAGCAAAACCCAAACTTGGCTCAATAGGTAGATTTAATACCGCAGCTTTCATCGCTGCCGTCATAATCGAAGTGTTACTTGCTCGTGCTAGTAACTTGTTGTTGTTTACAATTGACAATAGACTGGCTGTAAATTGTCGTTCATTGCCGTTCAACACCTCTTGAAATTTCTGTTTAACTGCTGGTGTGTTAAAAAAATCTTTGTGTGCTAGTTGATTTGTCATGTCTTTGTCTTCCTTTTTTTGTTTTGAATGCCCCTAATTCTCAATTTTAGGGGTCTCTTATCGTTTTTAAGTGGTAACTAGATAATTTATACCACCCACACTTTTAAATTGATTACAGACGATTTTAGGCGTGTTCTCGAACGTTCTGATTAAATACCACCTTCGAGCAGTAGCCAAATGCCATATATTCATTGATTTTACTGATGAATGAGTATAAATCTAATTCATCCATCATTTTCTGTTTGTGCTCTTGTGAGACTACAAGCCCATGAATACGCTCGTAGTCCTCAAAGAGCTTTAGTTTTACTTCTATTTCAGTCATAGCATCATCCTCTTGTCTTGCTGTGTTTTAAACTTGTAAACGTGTTCGTTAGTAGTTCCAAGTCCTGTCTTCTTGAAAACCCTCGAATAGACACGTTTACCATATGTGCCCATGATGTCCTGTGGGCTTAGGTTTGTCGTTATGATTGTCTTTGTGCGCTTGTTCAATATGCTGTATAAGACACCGCTAGACCACTCTGTCACTTTTTCAGTTCCCAAATCATCAAGCACCAGCCACTCAGATTCAGATATACGTCTGATGTATTCTGCTTCTAGGCTGAAATCTTCCTTGATTTTGGCTAGCAAGTCGACAACGTTGATGAATAATCCCATCTTCTTAGTGTGGTCTGATAAGGCCTTAAGCGCTGAATAGGCTAGATGGCTCTTACCGACACCAGTATCACCGATAAGAACAATGTTATAGTCTTGACCATCAAGATAGCCTTTAAGCTGGCTTCGGACGTTCTTCAAGTCTTCCTTTTGCTCTTTGGTAACAGCATGGTAAGTTTCAAAGCTAGCACTTTCTAAATCATCATCCATCAAACTGAAATCTTTGAGAAAGAACAAGCGTTTTTGCTCTTGCTCACGTTCATATTGTTCCTGCGCTTTAATATAATTCAGTTTCTCTTGCTCTTCACGATGGCACGTCTCACATACAGTGTATGGCTTGCTGTTTGGTAGCTGAATAGTGACAAAGTTTCGATTGTGCTTCTCGCAGTATTTATCACTAGTAGTCATATATAGCTGTCGCATTTGCTTAGCTGTCTTTTCTAAACTCATATAAAGAACCTCTTAGTATTTACTGCAAGCTGGTCCAAACTTGGGTTTGGCATTGTTTGACTTGTTGAAAAAGTAATCTTTATCTGGCTTACTGTTGCTATGCTTACTTTGTCTTTCTTTTGCTTGTTCTAAAGTAGTTATCCCCTCATTTTGCCATGAAGTAAATATTCTTTCAATATACGATGGGTAGTTAGCTTCGTTAGTCATAGCTAGTTTTAAAGCGTATTGGTAAAGCTCGTTTCCAAATTCATTAATATCTGCAAGGATGTCTTGTTGAATAAATGCATTTTTTCGTTGCTTCGGAAAAGCTTCAAAAAACATATCGTAAGATTTACGGATTTCATCAACTTCCTCTTGTTGTTGTTGATTACTTAGTATTGATATATTAGTATTGATATTATTAGTATTGATTCCGTGTACTTTGTTCACTTCTTGACGTGTACTTTCTACACTTCCAGCGTGTACTTTGTTCACTTCTTGACGTGTACTTTTTACACTTCCATTGATATATAAGCGATTTGGCTTATTTACGCCTTGTCTTACCTCTTCCATCAATCCAACTTCAACTAGCTCTTTCTTAGCTTTAACAACTGCTTTATTCGAACAGTTGAGTTCTTGCATGAACTGTTCAATTGTAAAATACATGTAAATCTTACCGTCATCGTCATACCATTTATTTTTAATTGATAACGTTCTGCGGTCGAACAGCAGCATATACATTAGCTTTGCTTTATCGCCCAAATTCTTGTATGGTTCTTCTTTTAAGAGCCATTGCGGAAATTGGTAGAAAGCATTGTTCTTTACTTCATTAATATGCATTAATCTTATCTCTCTCTTTCGTTAAAATAGTCGTGTCAGTCGTACGCTAGCCATTTACCCTCTCCAGTTGCTTTTTTTATTTAAATTGTCATAGACAGTCTGGATAATTTGGCTACGGATTGAACGCACTAATAGTGTTAATCTAAGTAATTTTGATATTAATCAATAACGCTTTTAGGGATCTTTGAATTACGTTTGTTCTCCTCTTGCATTTTTAAAAACAATGCTCGCTCACGTTTATGACGGTCTTCATATTTACGTTCATTTTCTTCCCTTGACGTCCACTTTGGGACTTCTACTGTTTCTGTTTTCTTGCTCCAAATCCAGTTAAATAGTTTTGATGGTTTCATAGTATTTTCCTTTCTGATAAAATATAAGTAAGTTTTTTATGTAAGTCGTTGGTTATTCGTAGGCTTGTATAGCCCTAGCAGACAATCTAATGGAGTTCGTTTCATCATGTCAATTATCTATATTTCGGAGGCGTCTGCTAGAGCCGTATCAACCTAGCTGGATATGTGGTTAGAACAATTCCACTTGTTCAATCAATGGGTAAATGTCATTATCTTTTAACTTTTCATAAATAAATCGTCGTCCAAGCTGTGTCCAAACAGTTGTAATTTTACTGTGAACTTTATTGTCTTTACCGACATAATCAAATGTTCGACTGGCAATATAGCCTTTACCTTGATATTTCGTGTAAAGAATCCATTGACCGTTAACTTTACGTTGAATACCGACTTGTTTCAAAATTTTGTTGAACTTATTAGCACTCATACCATAATCTTGCGCTATCTGCGTAGTTGTCAGCATATCTTTGGTTTGCAAAATCAAATCAAGGTAATCGGTTTGTTTCCTAGCTTCTTCAAGCTCTAACTGTAAGACCTCGTTTTTATGTTCAAGACTGACAATTTTTCTGTCAGCGATTTTAAGAGCTCGTGCCATGATTTTCTCTGGACTATTGAAGTCCTTTTCAACTTGAATGAAGTATTGACGTACTTCTTTTCCTTTGTCGGTTTTAGATACCATTGCTAAATTTTTAGCAGCATCTAAAGATAGTACATAATCTTGCAATTTTCTATTTGCGCCATTATTTACAACCGTAGTTCCAACTACACTTGTAAAATCATAACCTTCTTCTAGAATTTTAAAATTTTGTTCTACCCATTGACTAAAGCGAGTTTTCACCTCTAAGCTCTTATGTAGCTGTCTTGCACTAACTACTGGCTCTTGGTTTTCATTTAAAGTTACATTGATTAAATTGTTCATGTATTACCCTTTCTACTCCTCAAATTTTTCGACGTTTAATTGTTCGCTATGCGAACGAATGAAATTGTAATGATTAATATATTCATAGGCTTTAGTTTTTTTAAAACCTAAGCTTCTAAACCACTCTTCAAAACACCCATATCTGTGCCGTAAATGATATTTGCACTTTCTTCAAGAAATTCTTTTGTCTTTTCATCGAGCAAAGAGTAGTCAAAATCATTTGTTGCTATTTCGTTCATCTTGTTCCTTTCTAATATTATTGTTGCGTTTCGGGAACGATTTGTTTAAAAAAAATACCAATTTCATCTTTGTTATATCCTAAAAGGTTGGCTAGTGTAATAAGTTCGTCAGCAGAAAATGAGATTTTTCCATTCTCTCTCTTGTTGTACTGATTACGAGCCAATCCCATTAGCTCAGCCATTTTCGCTTGAGTATAACCTTTTGCTACCCGCTCGGCCTTCACACGAAGCAAATCAACTTTCATAGGTTATCTCCTTTCTTTTGATTTTTATTACTTGTTCCTTGGAACAATTATAGTATATCTAATGTGTTCCAGTTTGTCAACAAAAAAATAAAAAAAATATAAAAAAAGTTTATTTCTGGGAACATATTGTTTATTTTTGGGAACTGTTGTATAATGTTTATACTATATATATCATACATGATAGTTTGTCAACACTTTTGATAAAGGAATTTAGATTTTTTTGCAAAAAAAGAAAACCCCGACAAAAAGTCGAGGTTACAGTTCGAGAATTTAATCGAAACGATGCCAAGTATTCCAACAATTATATTATCACTTTTCTATGATAAAAGCAAACAAAAAGAGCTACGAGATTATCTCATAGCTCTATACCATTTTTTATAATTTAAACGCGAATTTGTAGAAAGGGAAGTTTAAATAGACAGTATTGTAAAATCAGAAATGAAAAATGGGTTATGAATGGATATTTATATTATACCACATTTTTAAAAAATAACAAACAAAAAAAGCCCCAGCAAAAATGCTGAGGCTTCAACCACTACTGCCATGGTATCCCTACTGCAGTGTGAGGGGAGGTGATATACTCCTTTTTAATTTTTTAGTTTTCGTGGTCTATTGGTAGTAGTTTACCAAATCATCTTTATTCCAGCAAGAGAGCCATACTGTACCGAATTGCCCAAACTCGAAACGTCGGTAGTAATAGCCACCATAATAGCCGCCTTCTCCTGTGTCTGTAATGTTGTTTTCATCACCGGCAAAACTAAAGAACATGCCTGCCTTGAAATCTTTAGATTCTCCGTCAGGTAAGTCATTACCATCTTTATCAACCCAGTTAACCATATCAACAGGGATTCCATTTTCTCATTACTACCCACTATTCCTAGTGGGATTAGACTATATCTTACTTTAGATATTTTCTGTCATACTTACCAAAATACTTCTTTTCTGCTTCAACCCTTAATTTTTCAGCAACCGATTTATCTTTAGATGAACCTAGAAAAATTCGTTTATTCCTAACTTGGATTCTAGCAACCCACAAACCTTTTTTATTTAAGTTAACACCTTTTATTTTAGAAGTGTTATTTTTATAAGTTTTTTTGTTCATCATGTTTTCTTGGTGACTTACCACCCTTAAATTACTTCTTCTATTATCTAAGGGATTTCCGTTGATGTGGTCAACATATTTATTTTTGTCTGTAACAGACATGATTATTCTTGAAAGTACCTTTTTACCTTTTTCGAATACATGAACAGAATGGTAATTACTTATTTTGTCATTTCGAACATAGATTGTATTGGTATATTTTTCAAAAACATCAAAATCAAGTAAAATTTCTTTTCCGTTAACAAAGACACTAACATAATCATCGTGATACTTGCAAGGATATTCTTTTTTCCATCTACATTCATTTGAACAGAACGAATTGGAAACATAATCATTATACTTATATCGTTTATATTGATTATATGTAGGAGTGAACATCTTTCCACATCTACAACAAGGAATTTCAGAAATAGTAATTTTAGTTTTTCCGTATTTTTCTAAAGAACAAGTTTGGGAACAAAAAACCGATTTACCGTTTTTGATTTTATATCTTTGTTTTTTAGAAACTTCAAATACTGTATGACAATTGGCACAAACGCCACGTTTGGTTTTACTCATCTTATGACACCATCTTTCTAAAGTCTAAGTGCTTCCACTCACGTACAAATAGTGAGTGTACTCCTCAAAAGGATAGTCGTTACACCTTTCTGATACTATTATACCAGACTTGGCACGGTATTGCCCGTTCTGGGTGTCCACCGTTAGCCATGCTTTTGCATGACACCGCTTTGTTTGCGTTCACTTAGTTTATACTGAGCCGAAAATTAGTTAACCCAGTCGAAACCAATTGGTACCAAATAGTCACATTTAATTTGGAAAATACCGTTAACATATTTGACTTCATTAGCTTCGTAGTAAGCTTTTTGTTGTGGTGATACTGTTGTATTAGGTTGGTTGTTGGTTTGTGGGGTATTGTCAGAATAACGCCAAACTTCGATATATCGAGGCTTATTAGCTGCATAGTAGTCGTTCCAAGGATATGTACTGATAGCTTGTCCTACTGCTCCTTGTGTTGAATAATCACAACTAATAAAGTTTACGCTATCCATCATAACACCAACGTGACCACCTGCACCACCAGATTGTGACATGTCAGCACCCCACGACATCATTACGATATCTCCTGTCAAGGCGTCCCAATCCTGATTAATACTTACACGATAAAATCCATTTTTAGCAAGTTGTTGACCAAGAGTGACAGTAGATGGCAACCCTTGGATAGGAATGCCTGCGTCTTTTAGGGCTTGAGACATAGAACCAGAGCAGTCAGCTGTACCGTCTGAGCCATTCCGTGAGCCAAACATTGAGTAGGTAAGAAGATTGCGGTGAATAACAAACCAATTAACAATAGATTGTGGTACGCTCATTTTATTTCTCCTTTTTATCGTTTAGTGGTACATCATAGTTCAATGCTCGTTCGCTGTCAGCGATTCCTTTAGTGGTAGGGTCTGTCACGATTCCAAGAATAACCAAAATTCCCACAAAAGTATTTAATCCCTCTTGAATGTTGGTCGGAATGTGAAGCCCGAACTGTTGCAACATAAGGAATACTGCTGAGATAAGAGCTACTAGTGTAGTTTTATTTTGCAAACGTAATTTAAAATTAATCATTTTATTATTATCCTCTCAAGTTTCGATCTAACTTCTTCAATGTTTCCTTTTAGCTCAACAACGTTCTCATTAAGATGGTCCATACGTTGGACGAGAGCTAGAATTATTTTTTGTTCTTCTTGATATTTGTCAAGACGATCATTATGGTTTTTAATAATTTTCTCGATTTCATGGTCGACGACCTCTAGTTTAGTGATTCTATGCTCCAATCGAGAGGCGCGTGACTGACTGGAAAAATAGAAACTCGCACTTGAAATGGAAATTGGAAGAACAACTGTAATAAGCCAGTTCATCAAATCTGGCTCGTTTTGTGGTCCCATAACACATCCCTCCTATGCTATTCTTGTGTAAGTTTTGCCAATAGCTCCTCGTCATTAACCATATCTGCGATTAGTTCTTTTACTTTTGGTTTTAATACTTTTGGAACTCGTTTAAATTTGTAGTTATTATTAACGATATTAATTGCGAATAGTTTAGCAAACATATCTTTTTATCCTTTCTCTTTATTCTTTATTATCAGTCAAGTCTTCATCACTCAACACTTTTTTTTCGTAAAGTTTATCAATAATACTCATCAACGTTTCTTGTGCGGTGCTTGATGCTTCTTCCATCTTTGCGATGTTTTCTGTAGCTTTTTTGTTTAATGCTTCGTACTCTTTGATTTTTTCATCAAGTTCATTAAATTTCTCATTTTCCGCACGTTGAGGGAAGTTTTCTTGATAAATAACTTCCAGAGCTTCGGTTAAAAGCTCGGTGTTTGATAAGTCGATTTTATCAACTGGTAAAAATACAGGAACGTAAGCTCCATCGCGATTTTTTAAAACTACTTTAGTTGCATACGCTGCTCCACTAGCATCGTATTCTTTTGATTTTGATTCGAATTCAAATTTCATTTTTTTCCTTTCATTTATAGCATAATTGTGAGTTGACCAGCATAGGTTATTCCTTTTCCTGTATTTAAAGCTATTAAAAGGTTAGTTCCTTTATCTATCTGAACATGTGCATTGTAACTACCATCAAGCATCCAGCCCGCAATGATTAACATATAGTTTTGAGGTGATGTGAACACTTCTTTAGGAAGTGTTGCGAAT